GGCTTCCTAAGTATGCGTTTTGAGATTTATCTACATTCCATCCCCATTGTATAAAAGTTTCCTTGTTAAAAACATTGGCTTGGTTTGTAAGTCTTTCAAATAACATCTTTCCGAAAGGAACTTCAATTTTATATTGACTACCAGATAGCTTGATTTCATTATTTTCAATAATAGCAGTACTTTCTCCCCAAGCACGATTTTCTATTTCCCCAAACTTATTAGCTAAGAAAGTCTTTGTATCCTTGAACTTAAATAGAATATCATTATAAATTAATGGAACATCTACAGAGGTTGTATCAACATCAATATATTTTGTTATATCGTAAGCCTCTGTTGTATTATCTGCACCTTTACCAGATTCATAAAAACTATCTAATGTTTCTACTTTTATAATATCATTTTCAACATAAGCAGTTAAATTAAATGTTCTAAACAAACCACTTAAGAAATCTATTATTTTTATTTCTGGCATTTGCTTTGAAATATTAAATACAAATATTGCATCTATAAATATAGGAGGGGTGTCTATTGAACCAGTATAAGTACCTTCGTTTTGCACACTTGAAAAAGCCCAATCAACATCTGAAAAACTATTTGCAGCTTCGGTTTCTAATGTTATTGTCCAAGTTCCATTTGGCATATTGTTTAAATCAAAAGTATAGTTATTTACTTTACCTGTTTCTGCTTGGTAAGTACTACCGTTCAATCTTACGACTACATTATAAGGAACTCCAGAAATACTACTTACTGTAACTGTTGAGTCTGTAACTGGTGTAGCACCTCCTTGATTATAGACGAATAAACCAACCGTTGTTCCGTTGTTGTTTATGTTTGGTATAAAAGTACCAGTTGGTGCAAATGAATTAATTAATTTAGAATACGTTACATTTTCATTTCCAGAAAGGTCTTCAACTGCTCCAGACTTTCTGTGTAGCCATAAGAACAAGTTATTAAACTCATCTACATTAGTATTTTTAAAAAAGTCTGAACTAAATTCCAATCCATAGTCAAACTCTATTGCTTCAATTATTTTATTTACTCTTAAAGCGTATTTTAATTCATTCCATTTAACTCCGTGTACATATTGACTACCAGAGTTATTAAAATAATGCAAGTCTCCACTATCAGCTTCGTCATTACCTGTGGTGCTATCATAATAAAGCCTCTGTGTATGCGTTATTAAAGGTGCTATAACGTGGTTTGTTGAGCTTGGCGGGTTTTGTAATTTACCTTTAACGCTTGTTGCATCGTAGCCTAAATCATACTGACTCAAGCTAACTAAGTCATTTAACTTATCTTCTCCTAACAAATCCTTTAAAGTTACAGTACTACCAAAAAAAGTAACCCTGTACGTATGAGGTTGATTGTTCTTTAAATCAACTCCCTCAAGCTTTATCTTACCAGTTCTAAATGGTGTGTTGTTTAGTTCTATATTTGCACTTTTTTTTGTCCTTGCATCAAAACCATTAACAATATCAAAATTATAATAGTGTCTAAAAATCTTATTATTTGTTTTTGAAGCTGGTATGCTAAAGGTTCTTGAGAAATCTGTAAATACCTTTGATATGTCTTTTATGTTCTGGATTGTTTGCGTAATTGTAACGCTTTCATCTTCAAACATATCAACTCTTTCTCCTTGAATATATAACTGTACTTTCTGCATCTATCTAATATTATTTATAGTATCAAATGATTTATCAAATTCTATTGTGTATTCTACCAACTTGTTATTTAAAGAAGTCTTATAAGTAATGTCACTTGTTTTAACATTTATTGGCAATACTTGTTCTCCTGTTTCTAACATGTTTGTAACCCATACCTTTTCAGATAACATCATTTGCTTAAACACTTCGTTGTACTCTTCACTTAAAAATCCACTACTTAAAGTGATTGATTCTTTCCCAACTACATTAAAGTCTCTATTAACGTGATTACTTCTACTGTACTGTGCGTAAGAACCTATTATGTTAGACTTGTAAGATTCTTTCTCAATAGTCATTTGCTCAACTGCTTTCTTAAAGAAGTACATATCCTGTAAAGCACCCCACTTATTTATAAATGTTACTTTCTTTGGCTCGTATTTACATTCTTCAATTACGTTTACCTTTATAGTTTCTATTCCCCTATCATTTGAAACAGTTATTTTATCAACTGCACCAATTGAGTAATTGTCAAAGAATGATTGTAAACAAGCGTTTGATTCGTAAGTTCCATTAGCATCTGTAACTCTTTCTTGAAATGTATCCCAATTAACACTATCTCCATAAATAGAAACGTACTTTATTTGGTTAACACTATCAGTACTTGAACTAAATGTTTCAGATGCAATTACTTCCCCATCTTTATAAAAAACAACTGTTGGACTGTTACTGGTGTAAATAGGTATTCTAAAAGCATTATCTTCTAAAACAAATAATTCTCTATTGCTAATAAATAAAGAAATATAATCTAAAGGTAAAGCCCCTTCTTCAAAATAAGAATATCCATCAAAAGCAATACTTGTACTGGTATTTGTATAAAGAACAAAATCATCTGCACGATAAGCAGTCTGTACTAATTTCACCCACACAGTTTGTGCAGTATAATATCCATTAAATGTAATGTCTAAATAATCTCTAATCAACTCTGATATTTCAAAAGTAACTTCCGAGCTTGAACCAACCACATTTTTTCTTAAACTATATTGTGCAGTTGCTGGCGGATTTGTTACAGAACCACTCCATATAGATATATCCAATTCAGCATAAGCAGTAGTTGGAAATGCTGTAAGTCTGTAATATGGACTCCTTAAATTTATTGCCATTTTATATTTCTTTTAATACTTTTAATTGATCAATTACATCCTTTCTGTAACCTTCTTTTAATATTGTTTTTATTTGTTCCTTTGTTTCTTTTTGTACTCTATCAATAAATCCACTACCTTTGTATCCAAATCTCTCAGAGATACCTTTCTTTCTCAGGCTTCGAGCTAATACAAATCCTAAAGATTTCCAACTACTCTCGTAAACCTTCCTAAACTGACCTGTAGGTACGGATTTTCCATCAGGACCTAACTTGTATTGCCTAAATAAAGGTCTCATGCCTTTCATCTTCGCCCATTTAATCAGGTTAGACTGTAGGGCTTTAAAAGACTGTTCCGTACCTGAATTACCTGTAGAAATTCCACCTGATAAAGCATTTGCATACTCTTTTGCAAACATGTGTAACTCATTCTTCTTAACTCTGTACTTAAAAGACTTGTCTAAATCACCAGAAGCTCTAAATCCATCAGCCTTAGCACCCTTTTTTAATTCGGACTTTAATAATTTAGCAACTTCTTTTAAAGCTAACCTTAGATTCTCTCCCTCCATTAGCAGATGCTTATGCCATTAGGAACTTCTATTGATATAACTACACTCCAACCTGCTAATTCGTTGCTAAAACGCTCTTTAAATGGCTCTGCAGTAGGTTCAGTTGTTACCTGGTACTTCATTTTAAATAGATCACCCCTCATTAATTTCATTATTAAGGAGTTTATAACCTCAAACTGAGTATTTAATACATCATGTAAGTTGTTATTACCATAAAACAACTCAAAATCAGACTGTTCTTTGTTATAATCTACTATATCAGCACATAATAATTTTATATTAAACTCAATAGTCTTCTCTTTGTAAGAAGCATTGTCTATTATTAAGTGTGATAAGGGGAACATAGTTGTCTTGTCTAAGTCTACATCCTCTATATCTCCGTATGTAACAGTATTTACGGATGGACTTGCTAATAGCTCATCCTTTATAATATCTAATATGTTGTAGATATGCGTCATTTTGATTGTTGTTTTAGTATTCTATTTTCTAATTCTGATTTATCTTTTAAAAACTCCAGGTACATTAAACATTGGTGAACTGGAAGCTTTGTAACCTCTCCGATTCTTCTAACATCTTCTCCAGCGAGAGCAAATATTGCTTGATAATCTCCCCATTTTTTACCGAATCCTTGTCTTGCTTGGTCTGATTTTTCTCCTGCAACTGTTTGAGTGTATAAGCCATCGTATAATTCCCTAATTTTGTCGCTAAACGATAAAAAAAAACCCTCGCACTAATTGCAACATCTAAAGGAGTATCTTTCATTACGTCTGACATATAGGATGTTCCCTTATAGTCATGTATTAAATACCTATCTTTCTTCTTTATCTTTATTGGTCTGTAAAGAACTGCCATAGCTCTATGTAGATCCTTATCAGAGAATAAATACTTTTCTAAATCAATAAATTCTCCATAGCTCATCTTGTCCAGGTTAGGTATCATACCAAACTCTACTACAACTCCATCAGTACCTTCTAATTTAAAAGTCTGTGAAAGCTCCGGCTTACTGTTTAAGATAGCTGATAAGTGGGCTAACGTATCTTCAAATACATCTAACCCTAACTTATTTACATCTGAAAGCTTTATGTCGCAAAATATCTCTAAGACCTTTTTGTTTAAGAACTCAGTAGCTTCATCTCCTTTATTTTTATCAAAAACATCAATGTATCTTTGCCATTGACTTAACTTAACATCTCTTAAACTTGCAGGTAAATTAAATTCCATAAATAAATATTCTTATAATAAGATAACCTTAATTTATTTTTTTGTGTTAATAATGGTTGCTATGTAAAATAGTTTTATTATATTTGTATCAAATAAATTGAAATTGAATATATTAGATAATAATAATAGTATAAGGTTTGGGTGCTTTAAGTGCTTAGATACTAATAAGGTTTACACAGTAATGTCTACTCGTTCAACTTTTGATTTAAGCCAACCTCATTACAAGGATCGTGCTTTACAGTCTGAGGATATTATTGAAAGAGATGATGGCATGAGAAGAACATTAATGAGAATTCAATTAAAGAGTAGATTTACAAACATAGAAGAATATAAACAATAACTAAAATAAATAATTATGGAAGAACAAACAAAAATTACAAATGAACAGATTATGTTTTTAAAGTCGATATTGCTATCGCAGTTACTATTAGAGGCTAATGAGTCGCTTATAACAACAAATAGATACAAACAGAATCTAAAACAACAAGGTAACAGGATGATTAATATATTAGAGCCTATCGTAAGAGAGTCTTTTGATGTTGTTTATGAGTCTGATCCTATGATGACTACTAATATACTAAATAAGGTTGATTCTTTAATAAACAGAATAGCTAAGTTCAGGACTATAGAAGAGGTTGTTATACTCGAAGCTATTGTAGATAAGTATGAGAATAATAAAGAATGGTTCTTAAAGTATGCTGAATCAGATTTCTTAAAGATAGATTAACAACAACCCTTAGCTTAGAGAGAAGGCGCAACAATAAAGAGATTTAATGAATAGGGGTATTCTTCTTTAGTGTTACTTAATCTAAGCTAAGGATTAAATAAAATAAACCATGAACAAACAAGTAGCAAAAGAATTAAAGGTGTTTACAGATGATGTTTGTAAAAGATACTCACATAAAGATAGAGCTAACAACTTCAATAATGAGACATTTAATGTACAAGAAATAATACCAACAAGTGATCATACTGCAACAGTTATCTATGAAAAGAATACCGGTAAACGTGCTGCTTTCTTTTTCTATTACATACAGTCATTTAAGAAATGGAATTACTTCGTACCTACAGATAGCCATATAAACGGTATGAGTTGTTTTGCAAACCAAAAGATAGAAGTAGAAAGACATAACTATAAATACAACTTTTAACATGAAAAAATGTACAAAGTGTAAAATAGAAAAGGAATTAAATGATTTTGGTAAACATAAAGAAAATAAAGATGGATTAACAGGTGATTGTAAATCTTGTAAAAAAGAATACGATAAAGAACGCTATCAAGCTAATAAAGAACGTTTCAAAGAATATCGTAAAGAATACTATCAAGCCAATAAAGAACATAGAATAGAACAAATGAAAGAATACCGTAAGGCTAACAAAGAAAAAATAAAAGAATACTATCAAGATAATAAAGAACGTTTCAAAGAATATACAAAAGAATACCGTAAGGCTAACAAAGAGCGAATAAATGAATATATAAATGAATATCATAAAGAAAGAAGATTAAAAGACCCATTATTTAAAATGAGAGTGAATTTAAGATGCAGAACTTCTAATGCTTTTAAAAACAAGGGTTATAATAAAAGCACAAAAACACAAGAAATGTTAGGTGTTGATTGGGAGGTTTGTAAAGCAAATATTGAAAGACAATTCACAAAGGGTATGAGTTGGGAGAATCAAGGAGATTGGCACATTGACCATATAATTCCTTTAGCATCTGCAAACACAGAACAAGAGTTAAAAAAACTTTGTCATTATAGTAACTTACAACCATTATGGGCAGTAGATAATTTAATGAAATCAAATAAAATAAATGGTCAACAAACATTATTAAGGATATAATTATGAAGAAGAGATTAACACAGAAGCTACAACAGTTAATAGATAAGTTACCACCAGGTAATAAAAGGAAAGAAGCTAAGAGTGATCTATTGGAACTAAAGCTAAGTAATAGTGATTACCATTTCATATCATTAGCAGACAAGTATAAAGAAAATCTATAGTAAACATCTATACTATATTATTTATCTATAGTACCCAAACAGAAACTAAGTTATTTAGTTATCATAATATACAGAGCCGTAGTTCTCTTTAACCTACTAAACTTTAGCAGTAACATGGCTATTGGCTCAGGTCAATTAAGTCTCCTTAGGAATTGCATTTACATACCTTTATGATCTTCGTAGCACCCAGTAAATATTCAAACTAACGAGCATACATCAGTTATATCAGTTAGCTAACTACTAACATACATTAAGATTATAGGAGGGTGCATATTTATATTAGACATTTAATTATATTTTCAAAATCAGTTTACCTGTTTATAACAAAAAGATATTTGAGTATCTAATTATATTTTCAAATTTGGTTTGTCAGTTTTGATCGAAAAGATATTTGACTTGAATTCATTTAATTGGGGTACTAAGCATACCTAACCTTCGATCTACGTCCATTTCACCTATCACCTGTCACACTACTATAGATTGATAAATTGAGTGTCTTAGAAGTGCTTAAAATGAGTTTGTAAATTTGGTTTAATTTCCACCAATATACCTCCACTAATTACCAACCAACTAAAAAAATAACTGCATAAGATATTGCTATAATAAAACGTGCTAATATAGATAGAATCTATAGCTAATTATAGTGCATAAAGAAAGCCCGTTTAAGGGCTTAGTTTGTTTGGTTAGTGTGTTGCTATTAAATTATTTTAATGATTGTTTTAAACGTATATTTAGTTCTTTGTTTGTTTTCTTATATTCTTTTTTACATAGGTACAATATGCTTGGTAGATCGTGAATAAAATTATTTATATTGATCACTATGCTTTGCGTATCGTTTATTAAATGTAACTCTCCACTGTCTACATATATTGTGTGTGTCTCATGTAGGTATGTACTATTGCTCATGTTATTTATTTTTAGTTGTTAATTTGTTATTCTTTTCTATTGACTCGTATACTTCTATTTTAGCTTTACTTATTGCAATACTTATTTCGTTTTCAATGTGCCAAATTTTATTTAAAATCCACCAATCCTCCTGTAAAATTGCATATTCCTTTAATTTACTTAAGCTTTCAATTTTCATGTTATAAGTATTTTAGTTTTAGTTTTCTATTTGCTCGTATCCATATGAGGAAATAAAGTAATTTGCGTAATTATTTTTTAATGTTTTATATACTTTTGTTCTGTCAGGATCTTTGCACCACTTTTGTTCAACTATGAATTTTTTACCTTTAGGTGCTCCTGAAAATTTGTAGAAGAATTCATATAGTTTTAGTTCTTTGCTCATATTTATAAATTTATAGTTAAATTAATTAGTTGCTTTTTTATGTCGTCTACAAGTTTAAATTTGTTATTGAACTTGTTTCTATGCCTGGTAAGATCGTTTGTCAACATGTATCTTTTGATCTTATTGTTTTCTTCAGTGTATAAAAAGAAATCCTTTTTTGATAGTATTATTTTTACCGCTATTGATATGCTTACGTTTGTTTTATTATACATTTTGTTTATTTTTAATAGTGTTATTAATTACGAAGCCAGAGTTATCTTTTCTTGCCTTTCCTTTTGCCTTTAGGCCTAAAATTAATCCTTTAAATGCCAGCATTTCGCTGTCTGTTTTGTCACCGTCAACAACTGTAAAACCTTTATATGTTTTTGGTAGATCTCCAGAAAATACCGCCGATACATTTGCACCTATCTTCAGGGCCTGAATTGTTTCGGCCTCGTTATCTTCAGCACGCGAAAATGTTAAAGTATAATTTTTGTGATCAATGTATTTTTTAACTTTGCCTAATATCTTTGTATAATCGTAAAAGTGTAAATTATTATAATTTGATATATCAAAATTTGCATACTTTTTTAATAGATAAACAAAATCAAGATCGGACGTGCCGTTTAATCTTATTAATGTTTGATTTGTTTCTTTAGATGCTTTTTTATTGATCTTTATAAGTTCGCCAGCCAGTTGCAAAATAAAATTTTCTTTATCGTGTAAATAATATTCTGTTTTGTTTACACGTGATTGAATAACATTAGAAAAAGATCCGCGACCGGCCGAAAATAAACAACTTGCAGCACAACCGGCCGAAGCTTTAGGGCAAATATTTATTTTTTTACTGTTTTGCGTATATGGTGCAAGGTACAATATATAAGTTGTTTGCGGATTCTTTGCCGTTTTAGCATTGGTACTCCCTTTACTTAATAAATTTTTTACTGGCTTATAGTTTTGCATGATGTTTTTTTTAAATTATTGTTTTACTGAATGTATACTTTTAGCGATCAATTCCAATTCCTTTAATATTTTTTTCAATAGTTTCATTTTGTTTATTTTTTATTTAGTTCATAATTATTTTCAAATGTTTGGCTTACTATTTTATTAATATTAGTAATATTAAATTGGTAATAATCACCAACGGAATGATGATAAGTGTTAGAAATATTTATAGTATTATCTTTTTTGTCGTAGTAAAAAAGTAAATTGATAAAATCATTAATGTACAATTCAAAAGATTGTTTTTTAATGTTAATTAAGTTTTTAGACAATGCTTCTCTATTCATGATGTTTTTTTATGGTTAATAAATTACTATGGTACAAATATAACACTTTTTTTAGATTACACAACAAAAATATAAAAAAATGTACATTAATTTTTAAAAAGTGTTATTTGATCACAAAATTACATGCGATCTTTGTAACATATTATTGGACCTTTGCCAGCTGCAAAATTACGATCTAATAAATAGAACACGTACACGAATAGTGAAACTTTATTAATTTACCAAATAATCCGGTAGAAAATATTGTTATATAGAATTAATATAAATAGACAAAAATTTAAAATAATGTTGTGTAATTCAAAAAAATGTATTATCTTTGACATGTACTGCAGCTGGTACGGGTCTGGATCTTACAAGGTTCGAAAGAGTAGACTCCGCCCTACCTTATATTCTGCTTATTTAGAATTAGTCTTAATAAGAATAATATTATTTAGAATGATTATAAATAAGGAAAATTGGGGTATCATATTAAAGCCAAGTAAAATTTGGGTATCATGTTAAACGCCCCTTCATGTTAAACATAGGGCTTCATGTTAAACGCCCTCCATATTAAACATAAAATGTTTTTATATTACCTCTTGTGCTAAAACCTCCACACTATAATAATCCTCATTATAATCTTTATGTGTTTTTAATGCAAATGAATACACAAATGCATCTCTTTCGTGTTCAAACACCTTAATACTACTTGAATCAATTCCATCTATCCCAAGCTCTTTATACACTAAATATACTTTCATCTAATTGTTTTTTGTAATACCATCTACCATTCCCTTGTAGTATATTAAACATTTTATTTCTCCACATTTTATCTGAACTCTCAAGTAAGTTCATACTTTTTGTGTAATTATCTTATCACATAAACTCCAGAGTTAACTCCTTGAACCAAATACATCATTCCGTATCTAATCGCATCTAAAAAGTGATTAAACTTATCTATAGGTGCTTCTCCTTTATCTTTCCATACATAGTTATTAAGCTCCCTTATAATACCATGAGAGTTTCTATCTACAACGATCTCATAATCTTGCATTAATGCAATACCGGACAATATACTACCTTTCTTCTTAATAGTTGGCTTTATGTTTAGTCCCAACGTCTTTAATTCAGATATAAGTCTGGGTTCTGAGTTATCACAGATAATCAAGTCCATACCACACTCATTTTTGTTCCTTGTAGCAACCTCAGATGTGTTTAGATGTGCTTTTCCGTAGATTTCCTTAACCCAAACCTTTCTGGCATGCTTATCTATAGAAATCTTCACAAGTGTCGTTAAATCGGCTGAAAATCCAAAATCCTGCCCATAACAAGTCAATTCTGTTGGTATAAAGTCTCCAACTCTCCATTTTCTTATAATAGTACCTTCAGCTTTCTCTAACCATCCTCCTAATATTTGATGTTGGTATTTATCTGGTCTCTTACGCTTCATTTCAAAGATTCTACCCAAGAATGACTCTGATAAGTTATCTTTATTGTCCTTGTATGTTGTATGGATATAAGTTACGTCTCCTTTTTGAAGATTTGATGCAGGTAATATGTTTTCATTCTGAAAGAACCTTTGGTATATCCAATGCTCTTTAGTTGTAGGGTTAAGAATAAGTATAACTCTGTTCTGCTTTAGTTGTGAACGTATAGAGAAATCAATCTTATCAAACACACCTTCATCTACAAGTTCTTCAGCTTCATCAACTACAAATGTAGTAATACCATTAAGTGATTTAAGTGCAGCAGTTTGGTTTCCAGAAGATGTTCTAATACCTTTAAATATGATAGAGCTACCTGTTTTTAGGTTCATTATCTCATCCTTAGTTATCCTAAAGTCTTCGTGAACACCCATTAAGTTAATCTTCTCAATAAATTCAGGTATAATAGAAGTATGTGCTGATATCATTGTATAACGAGAGAACAATACCTTATGACCTGTTTCGTATGTTAGGTTCAATAAGAATACGTTAATACCAAATGACTTACCACTACCCCTACCACCAGTAACAACAAAATACCTACTCTCATCTTTGAAAATAGGTATGTATTTCTTGTGTATGTTTATGTTATTCATACTTTAGCATTGTCTTTTATCTCTTGCATCAAACTTAATTGAGAATCATTTAAAATACCTTTATAAATTATAATAGACATAACCTCGTTGTCGTGTCTAACTAAATCTTTAAAAGTCCCCTCACTTGTTAGTAAATGAGAAAAATATTCAATTAAATATGGTTTTTTATTCTCTCCAGAAAATATAGCTATTAAAGTCCATTTAGCACCTAAGTTTTCATAAACAGTGAGTTCATCTTCATTTAAATTGTTGTCAGCAAATT